ATGTTCTTGATCTTGTTGTACCGTTCGGGTTGACCATGAACAATACCTTCGCAGCTGCTGCACTACCTTCAACAATCGCTTTTGTAAGTGCTTCCAACGACTTGAGGTCACCGAGGTACTCCTCAACAAATCCCCTGCCGTAGTCCTCTCCATCAATCTGGGTGTAGCGTAACGGGAGCCACGGGGACTTTTCAATCGGATACTTACCCACACTTTCTTCGATGAGCATACCCTTGACGTCTTGGTAAACATTGAAATGGTCATCTTCTCTGACTATAGCTGTGTACAGATCACAACTGTTTTCTTTCTCTTGACGATATACTTCCTCTCTTACGGATTCAGGAAGCATCATAGGAGCTACTGTTTCTTTAACTGCTATGTGTGTAACGTTACCCATTGGGTCTCTTTTCACGACATAACGATCCAACTTAAACACTCTCATACCACCCTCATCAGGGAGATATAACAAAGAGTTACCAGTAACTAATAGATTCTTTAATGCTTGGAAAATACCGTTCCTGAAGTTCTGTACTTCTACTTCCTGTGATACGCTACGCTCTACATCAGCTAATGCTTTCTCTAAGTCAGTACGTAGTTGTTCTGCTCCTTCTACTCCGAGGTCTTGCTTTGCTTTGTCTAACTCATAGCGATCTATAACAAGACGAAAGAATGGAGCGTTGGGTGGAAGCAGTGCAAGCAATAGCTTACTACTTAGATTCAGTACTCCTCTAGCTCCGATACCTTGGTACGGTGTGTAGTACTTAGTAGCGTAGTTGTGACCGTCAGGCGGTAAGACATAAGGAAGTGTAAGCTCAGAAGCTGTACGACCTCTGTCTAAGAATGACCACCGCTGGTTCTCCAACGATGAATATAGCCCTTGGGCTGTTTCGTGCATTATTAGGTGGTAAGAGTAAACGCAGCAGTCTCGTATAAGGTAGAGTCAGAAGAACCAGCAGTAGTAATAGCAATGTACAACTTCTTGTCGCTGGTGTTAAAGAATAGCTCTCCTTTTGTTGCTTCCTTCTTAAACTTATCTTCGTCCCCTGCCGTATCGCCTGTCTTAATGGCAATAACAAAATCCTTTTTATGTAACTTATTGTAAGCCATGACTGATTAGCTTGCGGTTCCAGCACCGATGCAAGGAGAGGTGGGGCGGAGGCGTAGGTCGCCGTTTGCGGAGTCTACGAATTGTGGGTCTGCGTTAAAGTTTGTACCCGTCTCTGCCGCTGTAACTGGACCGAAGTACGATACTGTGTTGATGCACGAATAACTAAGTTTCGATGTGTCTCTTAATCCTGTATGTAAAGTTTCATCAGTATCACACGAAATAATGGTGTTCTTGTAAGTAGGATGCTGAGTGTTATCTGAGTAGTTATCGAAGTCTGTGTACTGACCAATCTTTTTAATACCAGCAATTCCATCAAATAGAATGTGAAAGGAGGATTCCGATACTGTGCCGCCTTTCATATTACCAATAAACCCTGTATCGTTATTTGCTTTTAATGTGAAGCTACATCCTTGTACTACATGAGCTAAAGAGGTTTTATTTAGACCCGCAATGTATCCCTTTAAAAATCCGTGAGTAGCGTTGGCTGTATCTACTTGCTTGATACCTCTTAATTCAATAATCGCACCGTCAGTATTTCCTTCCCATCGAATGTTTTGGGTATAGAAGTCCCTAACGATAGTGGTGGAGGTGGATGTTAAATTATCCGTGCCGTAACCTAAGCCTAATTTACCGTAACTTGTTTTAAGGAGCCTAGCACCTAAAGGGTTTAATGACCTGTAAGTTAAAACTTGTGCGGTACTACCGTTATCAAATGCGGCAGGTAATGAAGTATAATCGCCATCTAAAAAGAAAATAGTATCTCCACTCGATGCCGCTCCTTCTGCGGTGTCTAAATTAGTAGTGCTATACTGTTGAGCGTTAGCTTCAGAAGAACCGTCTCCTGTACCTTGATTTGCTGTCGGATGAAAATAATGATCTGCCATGATATTGTATTAGTTAAGTGTTAAGTTGGGTTAAGCTATGGTTCCGCCTGAAATGAGAAGTGGTGATGGGTTTCCCCCGATGTCGGTAATATAACCTTGGATTGTTGGTAGATTATTTGCTCCCCTTTCATCACCATCTCCCGATATGACAGAAATTTTCTTACCTGTATTTGGTTCAGTAACCTCAATATCAGGCTCACCTGAGTCATTTTCTAAAACGAAAGCGGGAAGGTCAGATGCTAAGGCAAAGCGTGATGGTGTGCCGGATGCACCTTTTGCCACTCTTACTTCGGCGGCGGAGTCTTTCAGTAGGTAGGTAACATTCCCGTCCGCATCAGCAACAACCATTGCCGACTTATCCGGATTATCCATCACCTTAAACGATTGGTCGGGATTTGCTCCAATGTGTGGACTGTCCGTGCCACGAAGTGCGGTGGTGAGAGGTGTGTCTACATCGACTGAGGCTGTGCCGGGTACGAAGTTTGTACCATCCCACTTGAGTAAGTCGTTAGTGGTTGGTGCAACTGTGCTGGTGTCTACATCAGCTAACACATCGATACTGTCAGTAGTCTCCACCATGTTTGTTATGCCAGATGGTTGAATAGCTGTATCTGCTAAAGCTCCTTGCGAAGAAGTTGCGTAGTCAGTCGATGCGGTAGTTGCTGCCGTGCCTAGACCTAAGTTAGTGCGAGCAGTGGCTGCGTCGTTGAGATCGCTCAGGTTGTTTGCTGCTTCTAAGTCTCCTTGCGGAGCTAAAGTCATCAAGTTGGTAACGGTTACTTTCTTAGTGGTAGGTGTACCTGACACATCGTCCACCAACGGGAGTAAATCGGCTCCCTGTGGACTGGTCTCTTCGGTAAGCTCTGTTATCTTTTTATTAGCCATGAGTATTAAGCGGGTTCAAATAATAATATTTCGTTTTGTTCAGTTGTCAATGGTTCACTTGCTTCCGTAAAAATTGCTCCGTCTATAACTTCCTCTTGCGATTGGTCAAATGCGTATAATACATCAAAGGCAATGCCTTCTGTATTAGACGGTTTTGGTATAATAGCACTAGGCTTTAGCAATGCTGACGGAAAAAGAATGGACATCAGAGAGATTCAGTAGTTCCCGTGGCGTATACACTGTGGGTTCCGCCTGTGTAGTTTTTAACGTTAGCTCTGATTAATTCGTAGTGTCCGTGATCGTCTCTGATTACAAGCGTACCTTCTGAACTTACGGAATGCGAGTCAAGCACGATCCAAACCCCTTGAATGAAGATTTCAATATCAATAGTAGCTGCACCAGCGACACTCGTTCTGATATAAAATGTCCATCCCTTCTTCTGCTCCACTCGAAACGCTGGACCGGGTCCGTTTCCTGTAGCGTTGTTTAACAATACTTTCTCACTTAAACTTTTCATAACTATTTAATATTAATAAAGTTGTACACCGACTCCACCGTTGCCTCCACCCATTCCGATACTGGGACGACGACGAGCTGTAACTTGAGCCGTACCACGACGACGCTTAGTAGGTTGAGTAGCTCTTTTAGTAACTGCTTTCTCTGCAAGAGGTAACGGAGGTGGGGGCGGTGCAGGAGGTGGTGGAGGTTCGGGCATCTCAGGTTGGGAAAAACACATGGCTATTTCTGTACTTGTTTAGTTACTATATCTTGTTCGAGTTGGTCGTCGTAAGTCTGTTGTAGGTAAGTTATTACACTTCTTTGTCCTGCTTTATACCATACCACCCTATCATCGTCTGTCAAGAGGGGACATTTATCTGGGAACAGTTTGTCAAGTTTATTGATTAGCTCCTGTGACAGAGCGGGTAATACTATTTCGTGGTCGTTCATAACTCTACTTTATCTTCGGTCCATACATACATAGGAGTCATCTCACCTACATAAGCACCACCTATATTAAAACTAAAATAATCCATAGCATCTTCCATACTCATCTCATCTCTCTCCATAAGTATAACTAACATACGCTCGATTGAATACACTATCCGTCCTGTGTTATAACAAGTACCGATAACTGCATCATCAAACCCATCCGCTTTAAGTGGTTCACTCATCTCTATATCCTATATCGTCCAGTTCTGACGGGAGCTTTCCCTCTTTAATCTGTTCTTCAGTCCAGCACCAAGCCGAAGCATTCCACAAGATAGCAGCCGCATGGTCTTCAGAGTTGTCCCCCTCAGCCAGCCCCAACAAATGTCTAAACATCGAGTCATATAACCTACTTAGAGGGAAACCTCTTTTCCAGTTGTTGTCTCCGTAAAGCTTTCCGCCATCTTCAAATCTTTTTGCGAGACGTCGAAGGGCGTCTGGAGGAATAAGGCTGGGTCGTCCCC